ATTAAATTTAGATCCGATATTCAAAGCGCTGGCAAGCTAACACCTCAAATGCAAAATATAAAATGTATTATTGATCCATTTAGAGGGTGGCCAGATATTGCAATTTATCATGCAGTTGGTAATTATTGCGGATTGCAAATTGAGTTAAAAAGGTTAGATTCTGGATTATACCTTAAAAATGGATTACTTTCAAATAGTAAGCATGTCCAGGAGCAAAACGAATTTCATATTTTTTTGCGCAAAAACAATTGGAAGGTTGAATTTGCAGAGGGTGCAGAACAAGCTAAAAGAATATTTGTTAGTTATATAAATAATTTGTAATTTTGCCTTTAGAATTAAAACAATTATAAAGGGATTAAGGGACTTTTATAATTATTATTTATAATTTATGCCTGAATAATACCCTTATATTATCAGGCTTTTTTTATTTTATGGACATAACATGTCAAAAATGCGGATCTGTTAATGATTATACAGAACGCCAAGCAGGGCCTCATACCTCTGCTTATTGCAATTGCTGCAATAGTTATATTAAGCATTTGCCAAAAGATAAACCATTTACCTTACATTTTGGAAAGTACAAAGATCGAGAGCTTAACTCAATGACATCTGATGATGAGTTAAAGTATTTAATTTGGCTTTCTCAGGCGCCTAAACTAAAGGCAAAATTAAAGCAGGCAATTGATGAGCATGTAAAGAGGTCATAATGGATATTTCTTTATTTAACTCATTACCTGAAAAGGGCAAGGCTCATATTTCAAGTAGTAAAATATCCATTTTGGAATTTCTTAAATCTGTTAAATCTGGACATTATAAGGAACAGATTGAAAAAATAAGGACAGAGCATGATAAAGCCAAAAGAGATATTCTTAAAAAGCAATTGCCAGCGGTTACCATTTCAGGAATTTTTACGGAACGTAAGCAAGAGTTATTAATTTCTCATTCTGGATTTATTCAAATAGATATTGATCATTTTTCTGACAAATCAGCTTTAATAACAGATCAATATACCTACTCTCTTTTTAAGTCAGCATCTGGAGGTGGGTTGGCAGTTGTGGTTAAAGTAAATCCCAATAAGCATAAAGAATCTTTTAACTGGCTGCGAAATTATTATTTTCAGCAATTCGGTATAGTAATTGACTCTGCTCCGCAAAATGTGGCATCTTTAAGATTTGTTAGCTATGATCCTGAATTGATTATTAATGAACGCTCAAAATTAGCCCGTACACTAACAGAAAAAAAGTTTGTAAGCAAATCATTGCCAATTGTAATTGACGGCGATACAGTGGCTCAAATGGTTGCTGAGTGTGTAAATTTAGGGCATAATCTTGCGCCTGATTATGAATCATATTTAAAATTAGGTTTTGCCATTGCAAGCGGTTTTGATGAGAAAGGGCGCGAATACTTTCATTCACTTTGCTCAGTATCTGAAAAATATGATAGCAGGCACGCTGAGAAGCAATACACATCCTGTTTAAAAGGTAATAAAAATGGCATAACCGCCGGCACTTTTTATTGGATGCTAAAGCAGGTAGGTATTCATGCTCCTGAAAATCAAAAGAAAGCCATACAGGTTGCAACTTTAGGCAAGCGATCTGGTCATACTCCAGAGCTTATTAAAAAACAGCTTACAGAGATTAATGGCATTGATGCAAGCGAAGCTAATAAATTAGTTGATGAGGTATTTAAAAGGGATGATATATCAATTAAAAATACATCCGCAGATCCAGAGCAATTAATACAGGCATTGACTGAGTGGATGAATCAAAATCACTCAATGAAAGTAAATGCCATAACTAGAATAATTGAGGAAAATGGTAATGAGGTTAGGCGCGAAAGGATTAACTCTATTTATTTAAGGGCCAGAATGTTTTTTAACACTAATAATGTTACTAAGGATTTAGTTGAAAGTTATATTTTTAGCGATTTTATAAAGGAATATAACCCAATTGGGGAATATATTGCCAAGAATTTACACCGGAAATCAATAGGTAATATTGCTGATTTATCAAAATGTATCAGATCCAATACCGAAATGAAGGAGATATTTATTCGCAAATGGGTAATTTCTTTAATAGCTGCATATAATGGTAGTCCTGTTAGATCAGTTTTGTCATTAGTTGGAGGTCAAAACTCAGGTAAAACAGAATGGTTTAGGCGGTTATTGCCTAATGATTTAAAGAAATATTATGCTGAGTCTAAACTAGATGCCGGCAAAGATGATGACATATTAATGTGTCAAAAGCTTATTGTAATGGATGATGAGATGGGCGGTAAATCAAAGCAGGATGAGAAAAGATTTAAGGAATTAACATCTAAATCAATTTTTAGTTTGCGCGCTCCTTATGCTCGTTCTAATGAGGATTTTAAAAGGCTTGCAGTACTTTGTGGAACATCCAATGATCCTGAGATAATAAACGATCCTACCGGAAATACAAGGATTTTGCCTATTGAAGTTTTATCCATTGATCATGAATTATACAATTCTATTGATAAAGATGAGTTATTTATGGAGGCTTATAGGGCCTTTACAAATGGAGATGAGTGGCAATTAAACAAAGATGAGTTAGCCTTATTGGATGGGGTTGGTCAGGACTTCCAGAGCATAGCTTATGAGCGTGAATTAATCTACAAGTTTTTTAAATCAGCTGATTCTGGAGGCTATTCTGAATGGCTAACTGCAACAGAAATTAAGGATTACGTTGAGTCTAACACAAAACAAAAAATACATTCAATGAGAAAATTTGGGATGGAATTAGCAAAAGTTTTTGGCAAATCTAGGTCAAAATCTGTAAATGGTGTAATTCTTAATAGGTACGAGGTAATTCGTATAAATGGTCAAAACATTGATAGTCAAGATGTTGGCTTCTAATCTTAATAGGTTAATAGGATAAATGTCAAAAGTGAGTTACTTTCTTTCAACGTAAAAATAAAAAACAAATCAGTAAAAATTATTTGAGTTGTGTTAAGTATGATATTATCCTATTAAGTTATTAAGATTATATATTTATACAGTTTAAGATACCAAAAACAAAGAAAATCTTAATAGGATAGAAAATTTTATCCTATTAACTAACCTATTAACCTATTAAGAATGAATAACGACAAAGATTTGCAAAAAGCCTATCATATTTTGGATAAATTAAAACCAGGCGAAATAATGGAATTAAATAAAATTGATAAAATAAGGAGAGATATTTTTATACTATGTGTTAAACAATATATTGATAGTTTTAAAACAGTTGAATTTAATACAGATTATAGTAAATTAAAAAAAAATAATAAATGAGAATGACAGTCGCAGAAAAAAGCCTAGCAATGAGTTACATACTCAGCCAGCTATTAACAGAGAATTTAGAGATAGTAATTTTAGAGGTAAAAGGGAAGCCGGAATACGGGCAGTTAAATGATAAACTAATGAAGTTAAAAGGAGCATCAAAAAACGCCTTTAGGATATTGGAAAAAAATACAGAGCAGTTAGATGATTTAAAAAATGATATTGAGGAGATATTAGGCAGGCTATGGGATTAACAAAATCAAATTTTATACATTTGTAATTGAATATTCATAATTATTTCAATATGGGAACAAGAGGCGGTGCAAGAATTAATGCAGGTAGAAAGCCAAAATCGCATGAGGATGATTTAAAAAATAAATTATCCCCAATGGATGATTTGGCCTTAAATTTATTAAATGACAAATTGGAAAATGGTTGCATGTTAGCATTAAAATTATTTATGGAATACAGATGGAGTAAGCCAAAACAGGAGGTATCAGTTGAAGGGGATTTAAACTTTAATGTTCCACCGCCAAATGTGTATAATACGGCTCCGCCATTGCCGCATTCAGAAAATGAAATAGATGTTTGATTGTTCTCCGGTATTTTATGAGAATTATAAGGCCAAAGAAAAGGTCTTAATAAATCAAGGTGGAACGGCTTCAAGCAAAACCTACTCAATTATGCAACTGTTATATTATAAGGCAGTCAATGAGCCTAAATCAGTAATAACAGTTGCTGGAGAATCATTGCCAAACTTAAGAAAAGGAGCTTATAGAGATGCGGAGAATATCTTTACTGATAATAAATACCTTCAATCACAATTAAAGTTTTGGAATAAGACTGAGCGGATAATCTATTTCAAGAACGGCTCACTGATTGAGTTTGTGTCCTTTGAAAATGAGCAGTCCGCAAAGAATGGTAAAAGGGATTATTTGTTTTGTAATGAGGCAAATGGTATAAGCTATCAGATTTATTGGCAGTTAGCAATTAGAACAAGAGGGCAAATATTCCTAGATTACAATCCGACTAATGAATTTTGGGCGCATACTAAGCTAATCGGTCAGACTGATACAAAGCTAATTATTTCAGATCATAGGCATAATCCATTTTTATCTGAGGATGATCACCAAAGGATTGAGGATATTAAGGAGCTAGATTTAGAGTTATGGCACGTTTACGCTAGAGGATTAACCGGTAAAATAGAAGGAGTTATATTTAGAAATTGGGCCGTATGCGAGGCTATACCTGAGGATGCGGAGTTAATTAGTTATGGTATTGACTTTGGATTTACAAATGATCCTACCGGCATAATAGAGGTTTATAAATCAGGCGGAGAATTATGGGTTAATGAGATGTGTTATGAAACCCGATTAACAAATATGGATATATGCCAAAAGCTTAGGGATTTTAAAGTAAGTCCGGAGCATGAGATAATAGCGGATAGCGCTGAGCCTAAGTCTATTCAGGAAATTTATGCAGAGGGTTTTAACATTCATGGAGCAATGAAAGGGCCGGATAGTATTAAGCAGGGAATAGACATATTGAAAAGGTATAAAATAAATGTTACCGCAAATAGCCATAACTTAAAAAAGGAGTTTTATTCATATATTTGGAAAAAAGATAAATTAGGCAAAATGCTAAATGAGCCGATTGATGCTTATAATCACTTAATAGATCCGCTAAGATACGTGGCACTTAATAAGTTAGCATCTAAATTTGTACAGGAATATTCATTTGAATGGTAACTATGGGCATACTACAAAAGTTTTTTAAGGCTGATATCGAGAAGGCAGCGGCAAGTCAATTAATGGCATTGATGCCAGGAATGCAAAGAGATGTAACGGCTAACCTCTACAATCAAAACGTTTTCGGATGGATAGGCAATAATCAGGTTGTATTGGATTTTGAGGATAAAGCTAAATTTGTAGATCAGGGGTTCCAAAAGAATGCGGATGTATATACTTGTATTGATATAATTAGTAAAAAAGTAGCTGAGTGCGCGTATGCCTTGTATGAGATAAAAGAGGGCGTAACTAAAAAGGATTTAAAGATTTATGAGAATATGTCTATGGCTGAGGGTGCATCAGCTAAGATGAGAACTTTGCAATTAAAAGAGCAGATGTTTAATCAGGTAGAAAGCAATCCAATTCTTGACTTATTATCTAAACCAAACCCATTGCAGACTTATGAGGAGTGGATGACTGATTTAGCAGGGTTTTACCTTTGCACTGGCGATGGTTACATATTTGGGAATGGTAAGGATGAGGCAATGACTGAAAAGCAGATTTGGTCACAGTTGTATTGCCTACCAAGTCAGTTTGTTGAGATTATCTCAGGTGGTATGTTTGAGCCAATTAAAGGTTATGGCTTAACTTCTATTTATATTGATGAGATACC